ATCTCTATCTGAGAAATCAAATATAGAATCACTTTCACTTTGAATTGTGAAATTATTTGCTTGTGTATCAGTAACAATAATATTCGTATTTGGTGCTGGTGGAATTGCTGCATATATTGTACTACCAGGAACAATATGTGCGGGAGTAAATATTGGAGAAGAAATATAATTATTACTACCACCAAGTATAAGTTTACCTGTTGCACCAGTTACTTTATCCCATGCTATACTTCTTAATGCTACTGACTCACTAATGTTTGTATTATTTTCTAGAACTGCCCATGTAGTACCATGGTCTTTAGTAAAGAGAACCAATCCAGTACCTAAGACAAATGTGTATACTGAATTTTCTACTGAGAAATGTCTAACATCATAAAATAGACTTGTTGCATCTACACCAGTTGGTAAAGTTTGTTTATTCCAAGTACCATTAAGAGAATCACTAACAAATATTACACCTTGATTATCAGTACTAGATGGATTTCCAGTTTTCATAGCATCATCATATAAACCAGTAGAAGTATTTTCATAACCTACTGCTATCCATTTAGAACCAGTATATGTTATTGATCTAATTATTACATAATCTGTTGCAGAACCAAATTTATCAGAATAATGTGTCCATGTTGATCCATGATCTGTAGAAACATGAATCATATTTGTTCCACGAGTACCAGGTGAACTTAACATTTGATAAGAAACTAATACCCAAGTATCAGTACCTTGATTGTTCCAATAAAATCCTGTTCTAAAAACATTGTTAAGATAACTTCCTCCCATATTGTAAATACCACCTGTCCAATTTTGACCATAATCAGTTGAGTATCTTATAGTACCTAACATTCCAAATGCCATTAGTTTACCACCACCATTACTAATAATTCCATCAGTATATTGTAAATTTGTTAAATCTAAAATTTCTGACCATCCTATACCATCATTAGATCTTAAAATTTGATTTCTATTTACAAAATAAAAATCACTTCCATCATAATGCAATCTTTCATCTGTTGCTCCAATTGAACCTAAAACATATGATGATAAAGCGTGTGATCCTGCAGATCCAGTGACTGTTTCTTCTAAGGTTTGTCTTAATGTCCAACTACTACCATCAGTTGATGACCATATTTTTTCATGTGTTGCTGCAACAAAAACACCATCACCATATCTAACATACATATCATCAAAAGGTAGATTATAAGTTGTTCCTTCATCAATTTTTGTATAAACGTCTGTACTTGGTGAAGTCGAAGAATCACCCGCAAAACTTATACCGTCAGAAACATTTTGGTCTTGTATGACAACATCAGCTTCTGCCATTGACCATGAAGCACCACTTGAAGATCCCGTAAAAAATTGATTAGTAATAATTGGTCCAGTAATGTTTCCAATTCTAAGTGTTCTTGTACTATAATTCCATGAAAGAACTTTTGCTGAAGTTGTACTATTAGTAACTATCTCATCCACTTGATAATTTCCACTACCCCTCACAAATACAATATCTTTCGCATATCCGTAATCATTTTCTATATCATCAATTGCCGCGATACCAGTATCAATGTCTTCATGACTATATTCAAACAATTCACAAGTAAGTGTGTATAGTGGTAAATTTCCTAACTGATAAAATACTTTTTCATGCTCAACAAATCTAATTTCAAATAATCTATCATTCAATGGAAAATAAATTAAATCACCTTCAAATGGTCTTTGTCTACCTTCAATATCTAAATCTGACCATCTTCTTTGTGATACTGTAAGTATTAATTGATCTCTTATTTCAACACCAAATTGTCCTATTATATCTCCTTCACCACCAAAACCATCAATCGATTCCACATACATCTCAACAGAATGAGCACTTGTAAATTTTGATGCAACATCTTCTGCATAAAGATTATCTGTTGCAACTAAGGTTCTGGGCATATAACTAACATCTATGCCATGTATTTGAATAGATTCTTCAACTAAATCATTAACTAATTCTTGTTCTAATATTGAATCTGTTTGCTGAAAGTAAGTAGATACTGCCATATTATCCTACTGCAAAATCAACTGGATATTGATATTTGTTTTCTAGTTCATCTTTGAGAACTTCAAGATTTGTTTTTGCTTCATCAAGTATAGTTCTACCATCAAGTGTTGTTCCTCCAGGTAATTGAACTCCTTGATATTTGATTAAATTGTATCCCCATTGTTGTCTAAACAGCTCTGTAGTGTATTTTTTTAACCACATATCATTATAAACATCTGTATATGTTGTTGGTTCAACTAATTGAAAAGCTTCAGCAACTAGATATTCATCTACTGCAAATTCTTTAGACCAATCAACATCAACATACAATCTATCTTGATGTCTAGAAAATCTCATTCCTGGTTTACCACTGAATAATTCTTGTAGTACACCTAAATGTTGTTGAGTCATATAATATGGTACTACTGACGTTTTAGCTAAATCATAAACATCATTTAAGTACATTTGATATCTAACGTCAAACATATTCTTGACTGAGCCTGAACCTAATGGAAAAACTCTAATAATACCAATTGTACCTTCTGACACTGTGATATATTCATTGTCTATGTCTGTTTGAGTTATTTGATGTTTTAGATATGTTTTTATTGTTGCATCTGCGTGAAACTCTTGAAACATTTGAAGACTTTCTTCTATTCTGTCTTCAAGTTGATCATCATCAACGTTTATTTGTATAACTGGTTTCCCCAATGCTCTCAAACAATATTCTTTTAATTCTGTTCTTGATGCGGGTTGTGTCATTGACATACAATATCCTATTTTAAGGCGTTAATATATATACTATAATCTATTTATAAGGAAGGATTGATGACAACTGAGATTGATGAAAACAAGATAAACATTGATTATTCTTTGTTTTCTTGGCCAGAATATGGTTCTTTTATGGAATTTGTTCAACGCATTTTTATGAATCCATTTTGGTGTGTTGATGATAATTTTTTACAAATAATGCATTCCTTAACTCATAATGATAATGCGAAACTTTTAGAGCATTCTTTAAATACATTTGATGAAAAATATAAACATATAAGACAAATACATTTGCATAATTTTTATTTACAAGAAGTACATAAATTCAATAAAATATTTAAATTATATAATATTCATTATGAAAATTATATTCATAAAATAAAAATGTTGGAAGAAAAGTACGGAACTTACAATGAAGATGTAAAAACATACCTTATTGTAAATGATACTAAAGAATCTAAAAAATTTGGATTGGAAAAACAAAAGTTAGAAAATACTCTTGCTGTAACTGAGTTTGATAAAGTAAATCCAAATTTATATTTAGTTGAAATAAATGTAGCTTTATTTAAAATAAAACCTGGAAAAGATTATTTAACAACAATATTATGTACAGGCCAAGGATTAGGCCCAGAATATCATGATGATATTAATAGATATCCATCATATAGGAAAAATCCTTTATTAATGTATAAACAAATTTCAGATATTTTTGATATGGAAAAAATACAAAATTTAAAAATAAATTATGATTTGATTAATGAACATTTTAAAAATTACTGATGGAATTATTAATTACTGGTGATAAAGGTTTTATAGGATCAAACCTTGTAAACTATTTGAAAGATTATCATATCTATGGTATAGATTACCCCAACAATATTATGACTTGTGTTCTACCACCTGTTGATTGTGTAATACATTTAGCAGCATCAACTGGTGTAAGAGCATCACATAAACATCCAAAATCATATTTTGACAATAATGTAAAAGCAACAAAAAGAATATTTGATCATTATAAAGATACAAAAATACTGTTTGCATCAACCTCATCAGTAAAACAATTACAAAGTCCATATTCAATGTCAAAATATGCTTGTGAACTTATGGCTCCTGATAATGTTGTGATCATGAGATTTTTTACTGTATGGGGAGAACAAAATTATAGGAGTGATATGTTATATGGTATGGCTATGAATGATAAATTAAAATATGTAACAGATCATAAAAGAGATTTTACTCACATTTATGATGTTTGTAGAGCAATTAAAATACTGATTGAAAGGGGAGTTGGTGGAGAAACTTATGAAATAGGACATGGAACACCAATTACTAACTCCGCATTTTTAAAAAAGATAGGATACAACAAATCGTTGGAAATAAAAGAAGTAGAAGGTGAATCTGATATTACTTGTGCAGATCCAACCAAAATAAAAGAATTGGGATGGTAATAAGTCTCCATTTCTATAGTTTTTTATTTGAACCTCTTTAGTGATATTTCTTTTATTATAATTTCATCATCAATATGTAAAATATACTTTATAATATCTGCTATATCAATTGTTTCTAACTTTGGTTCTTTTGAATGTTTTGCACTTTTAGTGTTAACATATCCTGGTTTTATTAATGTACATTTTTTTCCTTTTGTAAACATTTGATGTGACATAGCTTCTACAGCCAATTTTGCTGTTGAATACATATGAGGTTCTTTATCTTTAAGTTTAGTATAATCTGATGTCATTGATCCTATAACTATTTGACGATGATAAGGAGCTACATTATATGCCTCATATATTAATTCACATTGTCTAAATTGATTTTGATGACTAAATGCATTATTAATAAACAGGTCATTATTAGATAAAAAATCTAAATTTAAATCTTCTATTCTTGTATCAGGGCAATAAACGTCATAATCATTAGATAAAGTATCTAAGATTGCTTTTCCAATACCTTCTTTACTTCCAGTGATTATACATTTCATTTAATAATTCTTTATACATCTTTTGTTTGATTTCTGAACGATAAGCATGAGGTGATAATATTTTAGTATCTTCTGTAAGTTTCTGAGACAAGTAGATGTTCTCTTGTATATTATGAAATTTAAATTTTTTATATACATGATTTAGGGATACTTGATCCCAATAATAATGATTGTTAACTTCTGTAGGAGCATCGTCAAAGATTGAAATACCATCTATTTCTTCTTTGTTAACTTCAGTTATCCATTGTTCAATAAAGTCAAAATAAAGAGAATGAGGAACTGTTATAATAGAAGTATTTACATTTCTTTGAGGATAATTAAATTGATCTCTTATTACTACTCCAATAGAATCTTCTTTACACAATTCAGTAAAACAAAAATTTGGATGAAATAATAAATCAATATCTGAAAATATGTAATAGTCATATACATCTTTATTGATACATTTCTTGAACTGCCACGGCTTTGAAGAAGTAGCAGATTCTCGTGTCATTGATTCAATTGGTTGTAACCATAAATCACCCTTGCCTTTATATGTTTGTAAAAACGTTTTTAGATACTGAACATAATTAGGTGTATAGTAACCGCATATCTTTAGCTTTTTCTTTTTCATTGAATAATTTTCTTTCTTCAGTCATTTCCCATGTTTTATCTTGAAAACTTTTAATGTTTCCAAAAATATGAATTCTAGGATACCATGACGCATTGATTGCAGTATGTCCGTTAGGATCGGTTGTGTCAGTAAAATAAATCTTACCTTGTTCTAAATTTTCTTTTTTGTGATCTCCAAACAAAAAGAAACATTTTGGGTTCGAGTCAATAACAAAATGAATTCTAGGCCAATTATCAAAATGCCATGTATAACAACTTTTGGGAGACAAAATTGCACATCTTGTTTTAAAAATATTATACTTAATTATTAATTGTTCAATATATGTACCTTTTAAAATATCAATTGTTTCATTAAATAATTCCTCATTTGATTTATACTTATCAGGTAGATCAGAAGGTTTACCAACAGAACACCATTCTTCTCTTCCAAATTTTTCTTCGTCCCAATCTTTGGATTTTTGTAATGCTAGTTGATCATTTTTATATTCTATATTTTCAACTGACAATATTTTATCAAATTCATCTTTTAATAACTTAAAGTTATCAATATCACCCAAATAACATAAATTTGTATTGATCCACTTCATTGGTAAATTCTCTAATTTCTTTTGTGTTGATAAACCATTTTTCATAATCTACATTAAATTTTTTATATTCTATGTTTTCATCAAACTCTAAGTCTTCATAATGAACGATTGTAACATTATTGAAAAATATTTTAAACATATTTACACCCTGAACATACCATTTGAAATACTTATAGAAAATGGTAAATTTTTCATGAGGCACTAATATTTTTTCTGGAAACTCTTTTTCCATATCCAAAGATTTATTATTCTCAAATATAGTTTGATGATATATTTTTGTTTCAAATGAAACGATCCATGAAAGAAACTGTCTATATGTATCTTTTCTATTCAATATATAAATTTTTTGATCTCTGAATGTTTTAATAAAATTATCTGTCCAGCTCAAATGATGTGTTAAAAGTTTAACTACAATATCTTCTAATTTTATTAACGGATCAGTTTTTAAAATTGTTAATCTCTCATCGAAGTTTTTTGGTAAATTACATTTGCCATCTAAAAAACCAGGATATTTTTTGATTCCAACTCCTGGATACCACTTCCATGTTGCATTCCAATTAAAAAATTCTCTTATATTAATCAAATCATGATTTTTTTCTAATTGATTTTGAAATGCTGAAGATCCGGATCTAGGTAATGAATATATTAGCATTCATTCCTCAACATAAATTGATGGCCAGTTTCATCGACTTCAAAAATAGGTTTAAAACCATGTTTTAAACACCATGAGATATGTGTGTTTTTTGCATAACCAAATAAAGGTCTTGTTGGTACTAAATAATTCAACATTTTATAAGCTAGATCATTACCTCTATATTCTTCATCAATATATAAGTATCTATACCTTACAGCATTATCAGGAAGATGTAAATGATCAGAAAATTCTTGAATTGATGTAACACCAATTAATTTATTAACATCATATAGTCCATAATGGTTATATTTAGGTGATTTATTCTTTGATTTTAATATGCCTAGATACCCACAATATTCACCCATTTGTTGAAGATGATCTAATGTTATGTGAGATCTACTAAATAAAAATTTTACAAATGTTTCCCAATTAATCTCTTTCACACTATTCTCTTTAATATCTCCAATTTTTTTTTCAATTTTTTTTAATACGTTTTGTTTTAATAATGTCTTATCACTATCAATCCATTCTTTAACACGTATTATTAAAGACCATCTATTTTCTGAAGAATTATTGGAAAATGTATGTTCTAAAAAGTTATTATAAACTACTGGATTATCCATAGGAACACGACAACCATTTATAATTGACTTGAATCCAATTGGATCATTTATAGGAAAAATAACATTATTGGTATGAGGTAATGATGCATCAATGTGAGGCGGCCCTATTTCACCTGGTAGCACTTTCCATACTCTTACTCTATCAGCAATAAAATATTTTTGTGACTTTATCCAATTAATTATTGTAGGACATTGATCTTCAAAAAACCATTGTTTGTGAACATTTTCATCAATTCCATAATGTTTATTAGATTGATTTTTTTCTGGACTTAATCCATATAATGTACAAGAATGCCATTTACGATAGTCATACATTGGAAGAGTTTGAACTTCATCCAAAAATTTTTTTCTGTCAAAATCTATTAAAAGAGGAATGTATGGTACATATTCTAAGTTTGGTCCCATATAATATAATCTCCCATTTTAGGTCTATATTTTCTATGATGTTCTCTCAAATCAAAAGGAATATTATCAATATCCCAACCAATATGCTTCCCATCTTTATATACTTGTCTTTTTAGTTGACCTTGATATTCATCTTTGTATCCTAATCCCATAACAAGAATTGCATGAGAACCAATTCCTAAAAAATCACTTATTTCTTTACCTCCTATACACTGACAAAAACCAAAATCTATTTGTTTTTCAAGTGCAGCAATTGAAGCATATGAAGCACTAACTAATACATCTCTCTCTGCATCATCATGAAAATGATCGCCTTTAACTGATGGGTTTTTATGACCAGTATATAACCATGTAAGAACTACAGGAGCGTTTACCTGACCATTATATCTTTTATATTTTGGATTGTAGTCTTCTGGATGTGGAACTCCTCTCTGCATAGTTTCTTTGCCTGGTATTCCATAACAATATGTATTATCTTCATATAAAAAATTTTTATAAGTTTTATCTCTTGACACAAAAATAGATGTACTAAATTTGCCATGAATCGAAGGAGCAAGTCTAGCACATTCTAAAATATAATTTAAATCATTATTGGAAATATCTTTGTCTAACCACCATTTTGTAGTGATGCGGGTTTCTAATAATTTTTTTAAAATCATTGCTTATTCATATATTGATTTTCCATCTATTGTCTTTTTGTTTGATAAAGATGCAATCATTGTTATAATAAAACTTATCATCTTTCAACATAATTTCATTTGGATCTTTTATATTTTTAAACTCATAAGAATCTTCATCAACTTCTTTTAAAATAATATCTCTATATTTTTCTTCTCCCACTTGATCAGAACTTAAAATTCTAATTCTAATATAACAATTATCTACTGGAAAACTCACATCTTCTGGATTATAAAATTTAAATCTAGGATAATCTTGACAAATTTTTTTAGTAAAATCAGTTATCACAAAATAAACTGGTTTTTTATATATTCCTAATACTTTTCTTCTACTACCTCCAGGATGTAAAATAGTTTTATGATTCATATGATGCAAACCCATTGAATAATGCAATGGTTTATTTTGTTTTATATCTGTTACTAATACAGAAATTCGAATATAATGTTGCATAAGTTTCTGTTTTGTTGTTTCTTGTGATTTCCAAGAAATTTTATTAAGATTTCTCGGCCAAGAGATTTTATTACTATCTTCAAATAATAATTTGAAATCTTCATCCATTACAATTGAATCTTGGAATGAATATCTTTCATCTAATCCTATATTATTTCTATCTATTAAGTTAAATGCATACAATACATCATATATTGGAGCATGTATAATATATGTTTTAGTACTAAGTAAAGAGTCAAATTCATGAGCAAGTCGTATAAAATGATCATAATCTTGTATAATTATTTTCTCTTCGCAATTCTTCCTCAAAAGATAAGGAAGATTTATTATTTCTTTAATGGAGTCCATATGTCTTATCTCCTGGCCATAATGGTAACTTGACTCCAGGTTTGCGTTTAGGTATTTTACTATCCGCAGAACTTACACAAGCATCTGATAAACAAGGTTGTGGACTATCAAACAATTTAAACCCTGTTTCTATGTTGCCTAAAGGTAAATCTCTGCAAGAATAAGACCGCTTAATGCTCCCATCAGGCTCGCGGATAATGATACTGCGATGGCCAGACGAACAATCCCACCCCCTGAAATTATTAAAATTAAACGCATTGAATCTTTCTGCTTGATCCATTTCATAAACTTCACCTTTTGAATCAATTAATTCTATTTCCATAGTTGTAGTTTTTGATTCATTATATAATATATCTAATTGACCATCTGTGTATCCTTCTACTACCTTTGTAGCAGTTGGATTTGATTGTGGTTTTAATGTTGTATGTATTCCTCTTTCTTTAAAATATAAAACATGATCACACAACTTAAAAAATCTCTCAGGAACCATTACCATATTTATTGTAATGCGAATACCATTGTCTTGACAGAAAACTAATTTGTCAGCAAATTCTTCTATTTTCTTTTCTGTATTTAAATGTTCAAAATGTGCAGATGCGGTAATGGATGCTCTATCAAATTGTTTTGCATATTTCACATATGTTTCAAACCAACTCATTTTACGTGAGCAGTTTGATGTCATGTGAATTCTTTGTCTTTTACAATTAATATTATCATCAGCCAAATGTTGTAAAATATTTAAATACCCAGGATGAAAGGTAGGTTCTCCACCAGACAAAGACCAATTAAAACTATTAAATCCATTGTTTCTTGCTTGACGTTTTATTTCATCTATGGTAGATAAACATAATTCTGTAGGTCTATGATCTTTTTTGTCTGATCTAGCATATGGCCAGCAGTATGAACATTTGTAATTACAGAATCTACCAAGTAACCATGACACAGTGAATGTATCATGATAAAGCATAGTTTTTGTTCCTACAAGTTCTATATCATCAAAAGGTATTTTAGTAAAATCTAAATTCATTTATAAAACCTATAAAATTCAGTAAAAAAGTCCGCTTGTTGTTTTTGAATATTTAATAAAAAATTTTCTCTCGAAATCCATTCCATAGAATCTGGATCTATAACACAAGGATTATAATTATTATCTATAAAAACATTTGCAGGCCTCAAATCTCCATGATAAAATACCCTATCATTCCCCAAAGAAAAATCAAGAAATGCTCTTATCCACTTAAAACTATTAACAATACAAAAATTATAGATAACATCTTTAGGAAGATCTTCTTTTACTTGGTTCCATTCTTTTCCTTTGATTTTTGGCATAATAACAATATCACAATCATTATTACTTTCAAAAGAAACTATCTCTACAAAATCTGGATTTTTACTTTGAAATAATTTATAATCTTCTATACAAAATTTATGATTTATGCCATGTAATTGTTTTTTATTGTACTCTGCATTATCAGAATTCCAAGATTTTAAAAATTTTTTAATAATCCATTTACCATCATCATAAATTTCAATATTCAATTTTTTATATATTAAATCCATTGTATTAAAAAGAATTATTAAAAATATTTGTGTCTTTCACATGACTAGTCATTAAATTTTTAAACACATCCAAATCTTGTGTTTTTGGAGTACACAATCCACAACCACAATAATCACCAGGACCCAAAGGACATTTTATTATTGGCATTCTATTAGATGATATATCTTGATATAATTTATTTAAAATTTCATCAGAATTAGATATTGTGCCAATATGTCCTCTTGTTCCATTAAACTTAGCTTGACAGGTTTGATGATGAAATATTTTATCTGTTTGTTGCTCAATATGTAGAAAAAACCAATTTACTGAACAATACCAATCTTTAAATTTTGTCTGTTGAATAAATTTTGTTTTTTCCCAATTACCATCATTATTTAATGTCTCTATGACTCTATTTCCACAACAAGGTCTTCCTAATTGTCTTGCAAATTTTTTCTCTTTTGGTTTTGTTTCTGCAACTTTATCACATTGTTTTGATGTATTTGTTTTATTATTCAAATTATTATTAATGTTTTTCCAATAATTTTTCATCCAATCCAATTGTTCTTCAGAATACTTATGAGCATATCTTGGGTTCTCATGTTCTCCTATCATTCTAGGAACATATGTTACACCCCACTCATGTAATTTTTTACACAATTCTTTACATTCTTCAAAATATTTAACATGAAACATCACATTAACTTTTAATGCAAAATTATTATCATGAAGATATTTTATATTTTTAACTACATTTTCTTTCACCGCATCAATTTGTTCACAATGATAGCTGATAGTAATAAATCCATAATTTTTTAAAATGTTTTCTCTCATCTTTGGACCAAAATGACCATTTGAAGTGATAGTTAAATTAAGTCTATATTTTTGTGGTTTACCATTATCATCCCAATATTGATTATGTTCTTTTCTCATCCAACTTCCAAATTCAATAAAGTGAGGATTTAAAGTTGGTTCACCTCCTGTAAAATTTATATTTAATTTTTGAAATTTTTTATATCTCATTAATAAATCTGCATACTCTAAAACAAATTTACCTGTTTTAATCAAAGTATCTAAATCTGCATAAGGTGAAAATCCATCATGTCTATGTGGTGGACAATATGTACAATCATAATTACACCTTCTTCCAACATCCCACGTTGTTGTTAATTGTTGACTATCTAATAAATTAATAGCAGAAAAATCAAATTTCATCACTTTTCCTTTTCATGAAAATTATCAATAAACTTATCTCTATCTTTAAACTCACATTTTTCTTTACATTTTTTTACTGGTTGTGATGTTTCCCAAGATGTCATAATACCATTAAACATAGGACCATTTATAATTTCTTCAATACTTTTATTATATAAACTATTATCATATTTTTCATTAAATTCACCAAACAATGTTTTTGGTAAATTGCCCGCTGCCATATTCAAAGATTCGGAATTTAAATAACAACATGGTATAAGTTCACCTAAATGATTTATGAATAATCTATTCAGTTTTCCATATCTACATTCTATCATTTTTTAACTTCTCCACTTTTATTTCTATGTGAATATATGACTCTAATTCTTTCAAATCCTTCATCAATTGACATTTGTTTTGCTTTTTCCAAAAGATGTTCATTATGTTCAAATACTATAAATTGCCACTGAGCATGACCACCGGCTTTAATAAATGCTCGCCAATTTTCTTGAACCTTTTTAAAATTAGATCCAACTCTATATTTTTGTAATGATTCTTGGTCTATACCATCTATTCCAAAAAAAGCTGAACATCTTTTTTTACCCAACTCTTTCCAAAACTCTGGTGTTCTTGTTGAACCATTTGTAGCAATATTTACTCCTGCATTTTCTGATTTACCATTGACTATTGAACCAAAATAATCCACAATTTCTAAAATTTCAGGATGTGTTGTAGGTTCATCAACAGAACCACAAAAATTAATATATTTTAAATTTGGTAAGTACTCAGGAGTAGGAATCCATTTTTTTAAATCTTCAAGTTTTATATAACTTTTGTTTAATATAGATTCTACCCTCTCAAAACTTTCTTGTCTTAAACAACCAGGACATTTTATATTACAAAAACTTGTAAGTTCTATATCCAACCATTCTATACTATCCCTTGTCCACATTATGTTACATACTTTCTATAGTTTGGAACTATTTCATTAAAATTTTGTTCTCTATGAATATCTAGTTGTTCTGTATAATCAATGAAATCCTTTGATTCCTTTTCATTTCTATCATTACTGTTCATATAATTTATTATGCCTTTTATTCTCTCTCTCAAGTCTCTGTATTGATGCCACTTCCATTTGTCATTTTTAATTATTTCTGGTTTGACTATATCAATATTATCAATAGCATTTTTTCTTATGTATATTAAACATTCTCTTAAATAATTTTCTGCTATTTCTTTGCCTTCATCATTTAAATTTTTTATATTTAATCTTGATGGATCATATACAAGATTTAACATCAGTCCCATTTGTAAGATGTGTGGTGGCTTAAAAGTAAAATTCACATACCATTTCATCAAATCAATTAATGTAAAAATATTATATAATTGTACACAAGTACTAATTGTAAAATGTATTTTTTCATTTTTAATTTTTGTCAATCTTAATAAATTATTCTCTATGATAGACCATTTTGATGGATATCTAATATACTCTTGTGTTTTATCAATTCCATCAATACTGACATCAATATTCACATTTTTAAAATGGGGCAAAAGCTTGAGAAATCTTTCTTGAATGTTAGTCAAGTTTGTTGTTATTTTTAATGAAACTGTTTTAGAAAAATTATTTTCACATAAGTATTCTAAAATGTCATACATATTTTCATGTAATGATGGTTCACCACCAACAAAATTTAATTCAATATTATCTATTAATAATTCTTGAAAATTTTTCCAGAAGTTTTTATTTTCCCACCATGGTAAAATTTCTTCTAAAGAATTATACCAAACTTTTTTATTTTTATTATTGAAATATATTTGCTCTTTATAGATTTGACTACTAAAATGTGGCCAGCACATCCTACATTTTAAATTACATAAATTACCAAGTCTCAAATCAAAATATAATATTTTTGGATCATTTTTTACATGATTAATTTCATTTTTCCATTTTTTATTTTCTCTTTGCCTTTTACTTTCAATTCCACATGCTTCCTCTTTATAACAAACTTCACATTGCTGAGGTCGAAATGAATCATCTTCTAAAAATTTTTTTCTGAGATTTTTCATATATATACTATAAAATATCTCTGAAATATTATCTTTATTTAAATTATAAGGTATTTGTTCAGAATCCGTTATTGGAAACTCTCTTGGTACTTTACAACATAGTCTAGATGTTCCATCTGTTTGTGTTGCAAAATGTATAAACGGTAATACACAAAAATTTAATTCATTCATTATGTCCTATTGTCCATATCCATTCAATACTTTAGCAATAAAAAGTAGTAACAGTAATCCTCAAAAAATGCTTGTAGCACCTTGTTGTAACGTAAAACCAATAAACAGGAAAGAAGTTGATATCACATCGAACACTATTCATAATTTTTCAGAAACATTTGGTGATTTAATTCATGATATAAAAAATAATAAAAAAAATACAATGTGTAATTATTGTCATAATCTTGAAGATAATAATATTTATAGTCCCAGACTTACAGCTATTGAAGATGGTAAAATATTAATAGACCCTATATTAAAAAATATTGATATTACACTTGGAGAACAATGTAATTTAAGATGTAGAATGTGCAATATGAAAAATAGCAATAAATTGAGAATAGATTATAATGAAATAAAAAAATTAAATTTACCCATTCCCCAATATTTAAACATGGGACAAGATCATGCTAATCAAGATATGTTTGGTGTAAAAAGCTTTTTTGATATATCAGAAACAATTATCAAAAATATCATAGACATTTCTCCACAATTAGACAGTATAAAATTTACTGGTGGTGAACCATTAATTAATACAAATTTTTGGAACATATGTGAAAATATTAAAAATGAAAATATTGATTTAAATGTAACAACTAATGGAACCATAGTTAATAAAAAAGTAATTCAAACTTTTAATTCATTTAGAAAGAGTACAATTACTATCAGTATTGATGGAACTGAAAAAATTTATGAATACATTAGATATCCTTATAAATGGAATAAACTCCACAATAATTTAGTAAAGATTATTAATAATACAAATGATAATGTTTCTATTCACATTTGCTCTGTTTTAACAATCTATAATTGTTACAACTTAATACAACTAATTGATCTTATTGGTACATTAGATAAAAATATCAAATGGAAAATTATACCAGATCCAGGACCAGAAAATAGTGTATTGGATATAAAATTTTTACCAAAAAACATATTACAAAATTTAAAAGAAAATTATGCAAATGTTGATTTAGAAGGTAGTGAATCCGCAATAAACAAAATTAAAAAATATATTGATTATTGTATTAATGTAAATATTGAAAATAAGAAAATCAAACAACAACAATTTTTACAAGATACAAAGACATTTGATACTGTAAGAAATCAAAAATTTGAAAATTATTTAGATCCAAAAATTACTAATTTTATGCTGACTGTTTAAAAAAATTATCATCTTCAGATTTTCCAGTAAGTAAAAATGCAAACTTATTATTTTTCATTATAGTTTCATTTATAAATTTACGCTTTGGTACTACGCTATCTAAATCAAATTCTTTTACAGGATCTTGATTATATTGTTCAACTTCTTCCCATGGCCAATCACAATCACCATTTTGATAACTTTTCCAACTAGATTTTCCTTGTATTTTTGGAAAAATGTTTGGAACCAATTGCCCATCCAAATCTGTAATCCAAAACTCTATATCTCTAGTTTTTAATATTTTTTTTATCTGTGTTAGGTTCCATATTGTTTCATGTATTGTACTAATTTTAGTTACATGATGTTTCCAAGCATTTGTTATAGTAAAAAAACAACGCATAGGTATTCCTAAAAACAACATAGCAAAAGCTAAATGATTTCCGGGATGTGCGTTGAAACCATTAGAAGTTTTTCTTAATATAGGAATATTTTTATTTCCATTTTGATATACTTCTTTAACAATACTACACAATTGCCCCCACTCTTTAGATTTGAACAGTAAGTCTCCTTGAAAATCAACTATTCTAGTATCACAATATTGTATCACTTTGAATATTTTTTCAGCACTTTGATAAAATTCTTCAATTGGACGAGTGTAATTATGATACTTCACATAAGAATTATACCTCTTAATATCTGGATTATTAAGGTGAGATAATATTCGAATATTTTTATGTTGATCAGGATTTATTGTCACATAAAATAAATGATTTTTTTCAAAGTAATTAGAAATCATTCAATCCTCATTTTGTTATATTTTGCACTGGATTGGACATATTGTTTTTGCCATGGAGCATCTAACTCTAAAAATACATCTTGAACATATGGTCTAATACGCTTACCTAACCATTGAAATGGTAAATTATTATCATTTTGAAAAATGACATTTCTTTTACTTATCCAAAAATTACCATTACAATAATATATATTTCCTGCACTATTTTTATCAGCAGGCCAATCTGATATCATATTTGTAGGAATATCATTTATTATTTCTTGTTGTGGTACAAAGGTCACTAACTCATCATTTTGTATTTGCATTGCACGAAATGGATTAAACATATTAAATTTACTAACACTCACAACACTGTCATAATCTTCTAACATACTGATTGCTTCAGAAAGATTATCTCCATTAATACCCACAACATTACCCCATAACATGACAACAATATCTTGTAAACCAATTTGTTTTTCAATCTCAAGTACGCCATGACGTATAACTTCTAAATGACTGTCTGTATCTCCGCTCAATTCAACAGGCCTATCAATAACTTTAAAATTATAAAAATTACTATAACTTTTTATTACATCATCATCTGTACTACACCAAACACTACTAATTAATTCACAACTTATTGCCGCAAGTATACTATGCGCAAACAATGGGTGCATATCTACTTCTAATAAATTTTTTTTAGGAACACTTTTTGATCCTGATCTAGCAGTTTGTAATGCAACAATATTCTTCATATTTTTAAAAAATTTAAAAATTGATCATAGGCATTTGTTTTTCTTATTTTATTTGTTTCTTCAATGTAATTATGTAACATATTGTTGTCATTTTTATTATAAGAAGATTTTTTAATCATAATTAATAATTCTTCTAATTTATCATTGATATTATTATATTTTTTTAATTTATCAATTTCTTTTATGATAAATGATTTACTTTTTGATGATAATGAATTTAAACCAAAATGTGAAGGAGAAGTACATTCTAACCAAACAATTTTACAAGATGGATTGAGATTTTTAAATTTACTGAACCAAGGAATCCATGAAGAAACATAAATCAAATTAAAACATTGTATAACACAATTTATATTAAAACTCACATTATGAAATTTTGCAATACAGTTTTGTAATTCTTTTTCAGTTTTATTCCATTTTCCAGGATATCTTATATATTCATATAAATCTTCTATAGCATCAATGCTTATAGTCACACTAATTTTTTTAAAAGACTCAGCATATGATTCCAAAAAATTATTTAAATTAGAACCATTTGTTGTCAACCACAATTCTTTATCTTTTCTTTTATTGATTTTTAATAAATTATTTAAAAAGTTATAACATGATTCATCAATTGTAGGTTCACCACCAGCTACTTTTATGATTTTAAGATTTTTTAGAAGTTTTTCATTTAAGTTGATTATTGAATTTTTAGGTGAGTCTGATACATATTTAAAAAATTTTCCCATATGAGGATATTTTTTTACATAATTTTCAATTTTACTACTATCAATAGTAGTACACATATTGCATTGAAAGTTGCAAAAATTACTTGTTCTTATATCTGCATATATTGGATATTCTTCATTATTATAATAATCATTATAGTAATTTTGAAAACTATTTCTTAAACTAGTTTTACCATAAGATTCTCTGTTTATGCAAATACTACAAGGACTATCTAGATTTTTTAAGTCCACCAACCTCTCCACTTCATTTGAATCATATTCAGAAAGTGTATATTTATTTTTAAATTGACAACAAGGAGATATTTTATCTAATACAGTATTATAAAAAATTCCAATTTTAGGAGCATAGCATTTAGGTTTCACGTTTCCACTCATTATGATATGCTTTATTAAAACCACACATTACAATACAACGATTTAAATGTCTATTGTGATTAGGATTCCAACTTAATTCTAATGCAGTTTGATACCAATCATGTTCTAAAATTTCATCAATTGACTTTACAGATAAATCATTCCATTGAGGATCATCAAATGTTAATATTTCTCTGCAATTCTCTTTATCTTTAAAATAATTGTCCCATAAAAAACAACAAGGCCATAATTTTAAATTACTACTAATAAATATTTCATCCTCATGTATATGTTTACAAACTACACTTTTAACAATATTTTCATCAATTTTTTTATTTTCAACTGCGGATCTTAAAGTTTTAACTTTATCTACTTTACTATGTTCAATATTTTTACTTACTGTAATTTTTTTCTTACCTGATTGTTTTGTAACAGATGTCCATTCACGCAATGCTGGCCAATCCCAATCCAAACTATTTCTCATACCAGTTCTGATGACAAAAGTAAGTCCAAGCATTTTTGCATCCTGTCTTGCTAAATCTATCTCGTATTCATTGTGATCAAATACAATATAAACCCATTGACCTAAAGCTTTTCCCAAACCACCTAATGAATAAGATTTCATGTTTTTCATTATTTTATTAAAATCTGTATTTACTCTATAAACATGATTTGTTTCTTTATGTCCATCAACACAAAAATTTACCCAAACCTTTCCTGTGGATTTACTTAATGAACCTAATTCTGCCCAAAAATCTTCTGTCTGAATTCCCCCATTAGTACTAAATGTTACCATCATTGCATCATTTTCTACTAAATATTCAGTTATTTCAAGAGCTTCTGGATTCATAATTGGATCTCCAAGAACCCCACACAATTTAAATCTTTTTTCACTAATATGTTTTTTACTTGGAAAAATTCTTTTGATATCAGATAAAGTAATATGTTTCAAATCAAACATTCCAGGTTTTTGAGTTCTTGCACACCCTGGACATGCAGCATTGCAATAAGAACTTATTTCAAGTTCGACAATTTTTATTTGTTCAAGGTTTTGCATTTTTCATAAAGATGATGTAATTCAGGAAATGTATCATGAAATTTTACATTTCTTCTTTCGTCCAATCTATCAACAGTATCAACAAATACTTGACCTACTTCTTGTGCTTTCCATAAAGGCATCTCACTTTCCAAAGTATGATATAGATTAGCATATACTTGTCTTTTTGCTTCATGATTTAAAGTTTTTATTTCAAAAACTTTTTCTAATTCTTCTTTGGCTTTTTGATTTAAATTTTTATCTAATGAAGTCATCCCTGCCGCAAAAGGTCTGGGATGATGCCAAATTCCAAATTTTAATTTTATTCCAATATGAGGAATAACTGAAAGGTCTTCTCCAATTGTATCAATTAAATTTTTTACAAAATCATAAAATGTTAAACAATTAAAAATATTATAACAAATTTGAACAGTTACATCAATATTAATTTTTCTCAATTTTTTAAATGTTTGCCACCATTTATTTTCTTTATATCCATATCTAATAAATTCTCCCCTCTTACCATAATGATCAAGACTCATTGTTATCCTACAATTATCACCCCAATGTGATAAATAATCTTCCACTAAATCTTTTCCTTTAAAACGATTTATAGATCCATTAGTATGACTCCAAATGCCTATTTTTTTAGTTAAATTTTCTTTGATCAAAACATCTAGTAATTCATAGACCCCTTCTTGTAAAAATGGTTCACCACCATTCAAATGAAGTAAATTTAATGTATCTTTGTGTTTCAAAATGTATTCTATTTTTCTTTGATTTGTATTATGCCAATCACCTCCCATAAAAACTTTTTTAGATTGTCCTCCCTTAATTTCTTTATGAAAATGCAAATTTTGAAATATGTCACTATAATTTTTTTCTATAGTTGAACTTAATGAAGGTGAACACCCAAGGCAGGCAAAATTACATTTGTTACTCCATAACAAATCTAACCAAGTAGGTTTTTGATATGGCAAAGTCCCATCATCCTCTGTAATTTTTATTAACTCATCAATTGTATCATAGGATTTAACGTTTGAATTTCTTCTATTACCAGTTGGAACACTATCTATTTCATGATTATAACATCCCGCACATTGTTTTGGTTTTTCTCCGTTCAAGATTTGTGTTCTAACTTCTTTAATAAATGAACTATTATACATTTCTTCAAATGATTGTTCATGGCTCCAACCAATAGGATCTCTTGATTTACAGCATGTACTAACTAAACCGCCTGGCCCTTCATGTAAACTTGTCCATGGAGCAGCACAAAAATCTTTTCCATATTTGTCTAAAATAAATTGTGATCTTTCATCATCAAATGGTGGTTTTGTTTTTCTCATTAGATATGTTGTACATCAATTTGTTTATGGTAAATTGGCACTGTGCCTGAATGAATATCATTATATACTAAATCATTCCAATTATATTTTTCAAGAGGTTTTCCAATGCCAAGTGTTATTAAATTGTGATAATTAAAATATTGAATATTTTTTTCTTTAAAAAACAAAGAAAGATTTTTATGATCAAAACATTGACAAAACCCTGTTGAATATCCCATTTGATTTGCAGCTAGCGCTGCTGCTCCTGAAGCAATACCTACTGACATAGAATAATGGGTAGAACTTTCTCCTTGAGACATTCGATTAAAATGAGATCTTTCTAGTATATTAGGATCAATTTTATCAAGATCCAAAGGTATTCTTAAAAACATTAATAAAAGAGGAGCATATACTTGTATATTTCTGTGAGGAAGTGGACGGTCAAATGATTTTGGATTTAAAGGATCAGTAGCTAATTCATATAACTGATGATTAAAATCTAAATCATCACTAACTAACAATTTATATGTCTTTAAATTTTGTTTTGTTGGCATATTTATTGCAGTGCTTACTATTATGTCAATGTCTTTTTTTGGTATTTTTTGTGTATAATCCCAATTTCTTTGACAATGACTTGCGCTTTTAGAATAATCTATTAATTCAAACATATGTTCCTTTGCGTTAATTTTGAATTTGATTTATTCATTTCTTAAATTTGAACTACTAATATCTTTAGTTCTAGGAAAAATAATTAATTTGCTTTTACTTACTAAATTTTGATTATCATCACCGTGTATTAAAAATTTACAATTATGTTTTTTTAAAAAATTATCATCTATTATCATCGGAGATGGTACTACGTCATCTACGTATTTTATTGATTTTAAAATTTCTTCTCTATTTTTATAATTTAATAAAGGAACAAATTTTTTATGTATTTTTATTTCGTCATCTGTTGCCAGTGCAATAATAACATCACCTACTTCTTTTGCTTTTTTTAACAATCTAATATGTCCGTGGTGTAATATTGTTGCAGACATATCAACCATTACTCTCATAATAACTCTGCCATTTCTGGAAAAGTTTTTTTAAAATTAGTTTTTCGAACCCTATCCATAATTGTTATGTATTCTTTAAATTCGACCATTCTATTTGACCAATCTTCTGATTTCATAAATGAAATCAATCCTTTAAGTCTTTTTATTCCATAATTTGCATCTTGCCATTCTTCATATGTTACTTTTCCTTTGTGCCAAGATGGAATACCTTTTTCCCAATTATTCTTCCACCATCCATAAAAATCAACATATTTTAAATGACACTCATCTTTAAACCATTTTGGTAAAATTTTAACATTCAATTGTGGTGGATGATATACAAAATGATAATTTACACCTCCCGCACCAAAAGGCCACATATTAATTTTTTTAAATCCTTCATTTAATTTCCATTTAATGAAGTCTGGTATATAATATATATTTAATGCTTGTACTGCACATGCAAGAGTAACCTCAACATTATCATCTGTATTATCAAGTAAGTGCATTTGATTTACTTGATGATTCCACTTGCTAGGATATCTTATATAATCATTCATAATGCCAACTGAATCTATACTGTAATGAAATCTTACACGTTTAAATTTGTCCCACAATTTAAATAATCTATCTGGCATTTCAACACCATTACTATTGTATCTCAATTCAATTTGTTCAGCATATCCCATTTCTATTACTTTTTCAAGTAAAGTATAATGTTCTTCTATTATAGTACTTTCACCACCAGCAAAGTATAATTGATAAATGTTAGGTATCTGACTGTATAAATCATCCCAAAACTTAGGATTGTTTTTATACCAATTATATGTTGCTCCGTGTTGGTCAGCACCACCACCATGCCATTGTGAAGTATATTTAAGTGACTCACTTTTTACTTGTGGATAATATTCTTTCCAATCTGGTATCCATGCTGATGAGTCATGTGGGCTGCACATAATACATTTTAAATTACATTTAGAACCTAAACGCAAATCAATATATCTTATTTTTGGTGGTATTTCACCATCTTCTTTAGTCTCACCTATTATATCATCTAAACTAAATCTTTCTAACCAATATGCAGTTTCCCATTGTCTTTTACTTCTATGTCCCGCTTCTTCCTCTTTAAAACATTTCATACAACTAGCAGGTTTTTCTCCCGCCAACATTTGTTTTCTAACATTTTTCATGTAAGAGTTATTCCAAGATTCATTCAATCCAACTACATTTAAATTAGCAGGCTTACCATCTTCTGTTCTTAATTCTCCCAATTTTCCACCGTGAACTTTAAAATCAGTTTTTCCAACAGAAGAAGCATTTGCAGTACAACATACTCTCATCGCTCCATCAGGCCTTGTACTTAAATGCATCCAAGGCAATGCACAAAATGTTTCACTTGGCATTTTCATTTTTTATTTTTTCATAAAAAGTGTTACTAATTAATTTGTGTCCATCTTTATTAGGATGTTTATCAAAACTACTTATATGATATTTTTCTTGATCATTTGTAAGAGAATCAAAAGAATATCCATCAAATTCAGAATATACTGGCCACCCTATGTATTTACTTGTATCAAACAATGATTGATATTCATATATTGATTCATAAACTTTATGTTCACTACCTTGAATTAAACAACTTTCATCAGGAAATAAAGGAATATCAGGATCCATACCATTCATAAAATAATATTCTATATTATATATTCTACAAATATTTTGCAATGCTATAATATTATTTGTAACAAAATGTCTAATAATATTTTTTACAATATCCTTTTTATACATTGGATTTTCATTTTCAACATATTTTTCATACAATTTAAATAAATCATTTCTTAAATCAAAACATTTCATATCATGATTATAAACTCTATCACGATTTTCTTTATCCATTTTAGAAAAACGAGAAAGTCTTTTTTCCAAATAAGGTAAAAATGTACTTTTTCTATCCTCATAATTATGACCTTGTTTAGAACAAAAACATTTAAATTGTACATCTATTGTTTTTAATATATCAAATCTCAACCATTCAGTCCATAATATACAAACTATTTTTATTTTTTCATGATTTTTTATTATATATTCAATAACACGAGATGTAATTTTATCATTACTCGATCCTGGACCTCCTAAAGATTTACATTTTAAATTTAATTTTTCAGATAATAAAAACGGCCATTCTTTTTCTTTGTAAGGAAATCCTGAAGAAGATGTATAACTACACCCATCAGCTAATAAAATTTTTTGTTTCATCTAAGTTTATCTAAAAATTTATCAGCAATTAATTCATGTCCCAATTGGTTAGGATGTCTGTCATTTTCACTAACATGATATTCTAATTTTTCATGTGTCAAATGATCAAATGAAAATCCTCCACATTTATGATAAAGAGGCCAGCCTATAAATCTACTAGTGTCTATATATTTTTCATATTTGATTAAACTTTTATATACCTTTTCTTCTGTTAATTTTAATAAACAATCTTCTGGATTATATTCTGGACGATCACTATCACAAAGAGGAGCAACAGGAGTAACTCCTTGCATAAAATAATATTCTATATTATAGTTTTTACATACCATTTCTACCAGTTTAAATTGATGTAATACTGCTCTTTTCACCACTTGATCAACAACATCTGGATCATATTTATGAAATTCTAAAGAAAATTGTTGTTTCATAAAATCTGCAAAACGCACTCTGTCCATAATCACTTCTGATATAAATTCAGAAACACCGTTATTTAAAAGATTTTCTTTTATTTCTCCCGCTCTACATGAACAAAATACGTGTTGAATTCTAGAGTTATGTGTGGAAAATCTAAAAAAATCTGTCCACAATATTAAGACATATTTAATTTTATCATGATTGTCTATAATATATGGAACTATTTTATCAACAATCCAATCATTACTAACACCACCTCTGCACTTTTGTTCTAAAATTAAATAATCATCTGTAGCTGCAAACTCACCAGTTGGTTGTAATGTATCGAGAATAATTTCAGGCCATAGATTATCAATATTGGGGATAACCATATTGTCCATTTTATGAGTCCACGTTTTCCACCATCGAGAAGAATAACTATCACCAGCTACAAGTATTGTTTTAGTCATATATAAATATCTGATCTTTTTGTTTATATTTTTTCTTTTTTATATTTTTGATTTTAAAAATAAAAATTTTATATCTAATTTTTAATTTCAGAAATAATTTTTTAAATTTTTTATTCATAAATAAATGGATCTTCTTCTACAGGTGAAAATGGATAAAATTCATTAATATTTTCTATACGTAAGGTGTAATTTAAATCAAAATCATCTTCAGTTATATGCTTATAAACATATTCAGCGAAACACTCATTTTGAGGTATTGACATATGACAATATTTTTGATTAACAGTTTTTAAATAGCTATTTTCTATTTCAGGCCATAAAACTTGATCAAAATGGGAGTCATTATGATATTGAATCATTTGTATATTGTTCATACATGGTGACGTATAATAACTAAAATTTTTCTTTTTCATCTTTTTAAAATGAGGATCACGCGGATTTGGAAAAGCATGAATTAAAATAGCATCATGCCGCCTATACATTATACTATCTATCATAGCATAATAAGTTAAATTATATGAACCTCGATAAATTTTATCCTTATACATTTCATTTTCAAGTACCTTTTTATCCATATGCTTCTCTTTAAGCTTATCAGTGGATTCAATTCCTTCATCACTTTCAGCTCTAATAGATTGTTGATTGTCAATATGTTGATTTATTTTTAGATTAAAATCAAAAGGCCTTTCTGCAAAAAAAGAAAAATGATATTGAAAATTATAAGCCGGAAATTCTTGTATAATACTTGATCTATTTGAATCTGTCACGACAAATATTATTTTATCATATTTTTCATGAGATTCTAAAAATTTCATGTAAGAAAAATTTAATGAAGTTCCTCCTAAAGCATAATTGGAATAATCGTAAACATTTAATTTGTCCGCAAGTATATTTGGCCATTGGAAATATCTATGACTATCTTGTGTAAATAATGCATCTGCAAAACTATCACCATAAATGGCTAATTTCATATCATTCTTCCCATTGTGATTTATATGCATCAAACCCTGTGCCACATTTGTTAGCACAAACTTTTAGTTTACCTTCTTTTACACTAGAACATGACCAAGATTTTTCTATCATATTAAAAAATTCTCCACTTATAATATCTTCTAAATTATTATATATGGCGTTAATATTATTTGGATCTTTGATCATATTCCATATTGGTGCCTCTTTTGGTTTCCAATACCATTTGTATTGTTGTCCACCCAACCAACAACAAGGAAATACATGACCTTCAGCAGTGACAAATATTTCTGATTTTTCTATAGCTTTACAATTAATATCAGTTACATCATAATAATGATCCATACTTCCATATTTATTGACAAGATCCTTTTCTTGCTTTAACGCACTATTAACATATTCCTCTTTTGGTTTTTCCAATTTCTGTGTTTCTTGTCCCTTTCTATTCACTCCCTGATGAGATTCTTTTCCTTTGTGTTTAAGAGTAGAAAAAAATCTTCCTGTTTTCTTTATTCTAAAATCATCAAACATCATCTTTTTTGCCAACTTTCTTGCTTCCTCTATTTGATGCTGATTGTGATCAAATATAATAAATTCCCAACGTGCTCTACCACCTTTAGAAATAAATGCAGCAGAATTTTTCATACAATTTTCCCAATTAACGCCTTGTCTGTATAAATGATTTGTGTCTTTTAATCCATCAAAAGAAAAAGTTACATGACCTTTTCTTCCCATGATAATTGCCAACTCTTTCCACCATTCGACATCTTGTGCCCCACCATTTGTATTCATTGAAAGGTGTATATTATTATTTTCAATTCTAAAATATTCAAATCCATTCAAACTATCAGATGAAATACAAGGATCACCAAGATTTCCACACATATACATATGATCCAATTGTTTAATAAATTTCTTTTTAAAAATTATATAATAGTCTAATGTAGTTAACTCCGCTCCTGTAAGATAAGGATTATCTTCACCACCATTAATATTTCTATCACATTGAAGACAAGCCGCTTGACATTTTTGAGTTGGTTCAATATGAACACTTTTAATTTCAGAATACTTTAACATTGTATTTTTCCATAAAAATTTTAATATCCCTTTCATCATTTACTATTGGCATTCCTTTTATGTTTAAAGATGTATTTAATAACATTGGAATTCCAGTTTTATCATACCACAATTCTAGTATTTCTCTTATAACGGATGAACAACTTTTTTTAACCACTTGTACTCTTGCTGTACCATCAACATGAGTTACAGAATCATAATCATGTTTTGCTTTAGATACAAATTGCATATATTCATTCATAGGTCCATCAAAATAATCATTTGCATATTCTTCCAAAATAGCGGGCGCAAATGGTCTAAATTTTTGTCTACGTTTTATATTATTGACTGTATCTTTAATTGGATATCTACAATCACCAAGTAAACTTCTATTTCCTAATGCTCTAGGACCAAACTCTGCCTTTTCAGATGCAACACCACAAACTTTATTTTTTAATAATTCATCCACAACTTTTTTTGGATTTGATCTCAATAAGTTATAACCCAAATATGGATTTTTCCAATTTAATTTTTTCTTATTAACTAATGCGGCAGCACCCAAAGAAGAACCACAATCACCTGGATTTGGCATAATCCAAATATTTTTATTTTTTATTTTACTGTTAGCAACACAATTCAATGCACACCCGCCCATCAATATTAAATTTTCATGATGACAATATTTTTCAATTAATTTTAATAATTCTTTTTCATATAAATTTTGGACAGATGCAGCAAGATCTTCAAACTTTGCTTCTGGAAAAATGTGACCAACTCCTTTGTGATTATTTTTCTCAAGTAAAAACTCCATATCATATTTCGGTTCTCCAAAAGCAGACATCCCCATTGTGATATATTCATCCTCATTTGGTTTTAAACCTATTCTATGAGTAATTGCTGAATATAAAAGACCTAGTGAATATGGATATTTAAAAGATTTAATTTTTTTCATTTTTAAATTTTTACAATACCAGATAGATATTGTATCCCATTCACCTATCGCATCAATAACTAAAACATTACATTCATCAAAAATTGAAGTGTAATATCCTGCTGCCGCATGACTTTCATGGTGAGTAAAAGAAACATCATATGGAATAGAAGTCCTTTTTCTAGTCCATCCTTGACCTGAGTATAATCTTCTTGTATTTTTTAGAAAATAATTTTCATAAAAAGCAATTGTGTCACAATTGCCAGATTTAGATATTTGACTATCATGTAAAGTTTTGTCATTCTTTACACCAGAATATCTCTCACTATGGGAAGCATAAATAATTTCATGGTCATCTAAAATACAAACACCAGCATCATGATAACCTTCATTGAATCCAAAAACTCTCATGACAAATTTTTTCTGTTTAAAATGGGGAACAAAATATTCACCAACATATGTAAATAGATTATTTAATTCACTTAAAGTTAATTACAACTATCCTTTTAATTTTCATTGCCTTACAGATAATTCTGATGGATTGAATAAAGATATTGAAATAAAACCAATACCCAAAACATTTTCAGAATATCCAAGAACACAAATATTTACTTCTGAAAAAATGTGCTATTTCAATGACTATGCATATTTATCTGGCAAAAAAGCATGGTTTGATTTAGATATTCTTATACATGATAACATAACAAATTTAATTAATCAAGAACACAAAAAAATAAAATTTATATGGAATTATTGGAGAGATCCGTGGGCTTCAATAAAAAATTATGGATTCTTAACAACACCAATCAATTCATCTTTTGTTGCATGGCAAGATGATATTGGACAAGATATATATGAAGAACTAATAAAAAATAAAGAAAAAGCGTTTTTCACTTATCCATCATTTGACAAATACCTGTTTTATCAACCATATAGAAAAAACAAAATAAGTTTCTGGCCTGAAGGAATTGTTTATAATTACAATATAGGAGCAAAATATCCACACAACCTATTCCCAAAACAATATATGAAAGATTATAAAATATGTCTTTTTAATACTTCTCATAAAGCATGGGCTGGGTCAAATGAAACACATTTTGAGTTACATGAAACTAATGATTGGGCAAAAGAAATTTGGGAAAGTTATGTTTGAATTAAAATATAATGCACCAAAAGAAATACATTATCTTATTGATTGGTCATGCAATGATAACAATAGATTAATAACAAAAAACTTATATGAAACAATAATAAATTTTTATAATGGTGAAAGAATTAATTTTTTATGTAGTTGGTTTTGTGGATTAGAATATGAATATTTTGATAAGATGGGTTTTGATTGTCATTATTATGATGTTGATGAATATGTATGTAAAGCTAATAGAGGATTGACTGATAAAATTTATAATGTTGATGTAATTTTTGATGAAGTTAAAATTGAAGAAGGATTATATGTAAACAAATTTTGTGAAGACACATATCCTATTGGAAAAATTTATAAAGGTGAATTTGTATTAATAGGATCAGACAATGATCATTTAGCATGTATAAATCAAATACATAATATAGATACATTAATAGAACAAAATGAATTGACCAAAATTTATTCTACAAAAACATTTAAAGGATTATTTAACTATTACATGGTGGCAGGATGCAATTTATAAACACAATAAAAGAAATTGAAAAAATTGATAAAGAAGATTTAGATCTTAATTATGAAATAGGACAATTAAATCAAAAAATTGGTCAATTAGAAATGGAAAGAGGAAGAATAGAATATAAAAAAGGAAAACTACTTCACGAAAAAAATAAAATATCTAGAAATTATAAAAAAAGTCCATATTATTTTATTAAAAAATGGATTACCAAATTTCATCCACATTTACTAGAAAGTTACAATGATTCCATCTCAGATGGGCAATATAAATCAAAAATGTGGTTGAGAAATGCTCTTAAAAATATACAACAACCACAACACCCATTACATATAGAAATAATTGGTGGATGGTTTGGATTTCCTTTGATTGAAATGCTTGATTTTTTAAAAATAAAACAAATAGACTTTTATGAAATTGATGAAGATTGTAAAAAAGTTTTAGTCCAATATAGAAACAGATTTGAATATGATTTTAAAATTGTTGAATTTGGAAATTATTTTGAGAGAGAAGAATTGAGAAGACGTGATATTGTAATAAACACATCATGTGAACATATGGATGATATATCAAAAATGAAAAAGTACTACAAAAATAAACCCCTTTTAGTTCTACAATCAAATAATTATTCTGAAATTGATGATCATATCAATTGTGTACAATCTTCAAATGAATTAAAAAGTAAAAATGAAATAAACATAAGTTATTACGCACAAGCATTACAATTGGAAAAATATACAAGATACATGGTAATAGGTCAATGGTAACTATCATATTAGTTTGTACAGGAACAAAATATGATGAATGGTATGTAAACAACATAATACATATGATTAAAAATTATGGTAATTTAATTTATGATGAAATACAAATAATAAGAAAAGGTGAAGGTAGTGTGTATGATAAACTCCAAATGTTTAGAGATTTTACAGAAGAAAGATATTATCTTTATTTTGATTTGGATGTTGTGATTAAAGGTGACATAAATCATTTAATAAGAAAAGAATTTACAACTCTTTTTGCTTGGTGGCGACCTGAATTACATACACCAATCAACTCATCAATTATGTCATGGTCTGGTGACAATTCATATATCTACTATGATTTCCATGAGGATGAAAATTACAGTAGAGTAAAGTATTGGAGAGGAATTGATGAATATATTTACAAAGAAACATACTGTCAATTATATGAAAAAGTTTGCTGGTCATGTGCGTATGATGCAAAGGAATTAGATTATCCCGTATGCCTTTTTAATCATGGTAAAGATATGAAAAAAATTGAATGGACACAAAAATATTTGCTCTCAGAATAGGAAATAGATATGGTATTGAATATGAAGATTATCTAAATTCTAAATTGGATAACATAACATGGATTCATGAACCATATAGTGATAATGTACTATTTCAATGGAATAAATTATTTTTAATGAATCTTGAGATAGATGAACCAATTGTTGTCATAGACATTGATATATTACTAATCAATGATTATATGAAATTGATAGACTATCCTATTAAAGAAGATGAATTTGTATCTATTCATTCTTGGTGGGGAGATACAGACAATCCAAATTACACAATGAATGGTGGGTTTCAAAAATATTATCCAAAATCATGTAAATACATTTATGAAAAATTTATGAATGATCCAATATATTGGCAAAGTTATTATATAAA